GTTCTGTCGCCCACGGCGACATGACCGGCACGACATGGCGGGATCATGCCTTCGTCTCGACGTCGGTGGCCCCGCGCTCGGTCGGCGGCGGGCTTGCGCAGATGAAGATTCTTGTCCCGGCCGGGACAAGCGCATTCAGCGCGAAGTACCTCGACCCCGATGAGATCGTCCTGGATCGTGGTCTGACATTCCGCATAGTTCGTGACTACGGCGGCCAATCGGGCGAGATACGCCACCTCGACGTCGAGGTAGTGGCTTCATGAGCCGCGAGGATCGCTTCCTGGACGACGGACCGCAGGTCGCGATCCTCGAGCGCCCGGGAAGAGAGACCCCGCGCCGTCCCGCTGTCCGCGACATCGTGGCGGCCGAACTGGACGCGCTGCTGCGCGGGTTTGACGCGAAGCTGCACCCCCGCTACCCCAAAGGGCATCCGCTCGGCGGCAAGTTCATCGCCAAGGGAAGCGCCGACTACAAGAAGGCGGTCGCCGGGGCCAAGGCCGCCCCGGCGCCGATCCACGGCGGGCGCACAGGCAAGCTCGCGTCGGCGTTCCACGAGAACTGGCGCCAGACCCGGCGGCTCAAGGGCGGCAAATTCGAGCCACGGCTGAAGAAGACGGCGGACAAGGCCTGGATTGCCAAGCACGGCAAGGACGAGGTCGACATCGCGAACACCAAGTTCGCTGACCTGCCGTCCGATTGGCAGGCCGAGAATCAGGCGGCCGCCGACGTGGTGATGAAGCTGTTTGAGAAGCACGGCGATGTCGATCTCAGCAAGGCCGCCGACCGTAACAAGGTCGGGTCGGCGATTCACCGGGAGTGGCTCAAGCGCAACGCGTGGGCCAAGGGCGGCGAGCTGGACGTGCCGTTCGGCAAGTTGTCCAAAGAGGAACAGGACAAGGACATCGCACAGTACGCCGAGGCGATGCGGCTGTTCGGTGCGAAGCCCGCAGCGAAGCCCACCCCGAAAGTGCACAGCGCACCTGGCGACAAGGCACCCAACGCACCCAACGCACCCAAGGCCAAAGCACCGCGCCACCTCAGCGGCGATGAGGCGCAGGCGATGCAGGATCGCATGCTGAAGTCCACCCCGCCGCCCTGGTCGGCCAAACAAAAGAAGGCACTCAACAGGTATTCCGACGAGGACTTCCTTGAGATCAACGACACCCTTCGCACCGGCGCGAGCGCATCCCCGGAGTTGACCGGCAAGGTCCGTGCCGTTCGTAGCGCCATGCGGCCCACCGACGAGCCGATCGTTGTCAGCCGGGTGGCCGACTACCTATCCCTGGGGATCAAGCACTTCAACCAGGAGCGGCTGGCCGAAGAACTGCCGCAACTCAAGGGCAAGATCATGCAGGATCCGGGGTTCATGTCGACGACGATCAAGCCACCGGGCAAGCATTCCTTTAATCAAAGCACGGCCAAGATCGGCAGCCGGGTGGAGCTACAGATCGAAGTCCCGCCCGGCGCGCACGCGGCCTACCTGGAGTCGGTTTCCGACTTCCCAGACGAGCAAGAGCTGTTGCTGGATGCCGGGACCCGATACGAGATCGTCGACGTCACGGTCGGCGACCCGTCGCGGATCAAAGCGAGGGTGGTGACGTGAGCCAGAAGACGGCGCTCACCGACCCGCGCAGCATGCAATGGCATGACGTCGAAGCAGACGGCGACGTGCGCGAGGACAAGGCGTGGCGTGAGCTTATGGGCGACGACCGGCAGGCCGACCGCTCCGTCCGCGCCATCGTCTCCGCCGAGCTGACCCGTCTCGCCGGCCACGACGTCACACCCGGGCATGACGAGCTGCACCACTACTGGACCAAGGGTGAGGGTCTGGCCAAGTGGGTGCACAGCGCACATCCGTGGACGGCGCTGTATCACCATCTGGTCAAGCATGTGAATCCGGAGATGGCCAAGCGCATGGCGAGTGCTTGGTTCCATGAGGTGCTGGGTTTTTGGCCGGGCACCCCGCACGTCGGCGCGGTGAGGCTGCCCAAGGCGGGCCGTTCCGCGATCGCCGAAATAGTCGCGGCGGAGTTGGAGCTGCTGCGCAAGTTCAACCCGCACGAGCCCAGGGACCCGGACGGCAAGTGGTCGCTGGTCGGCGCGGCAAAGAAGTTGGCGGGGTTGGCCAAGGGCAAGCCGGACGCCGCACCGGACGAGCCAGGCTCAAGGTTCCCCCCGCCGCCGCCCAGGCTCGACCCGGCGACGCCCCATGTGGCCGAGCTCCGCCGTCACTTCAAGGACCGGGTTTCGCATGCCCGCACAGGCGACGACGCCTTGGCGGCAACGCCTGGCAAGTTCAGCTACGACATCCAGCACGTGGGCGACAGCAACGTCATCAAATACCGGGGCCGCGGGCGCATCCAGGGCGTGACCGGCGCCGGTACTCCGGCGGCACTGGAGGCCTACCAGTCCACCGACGACTACATGGACGTCAACCGGCTACTGCGAGGCCAACAGCGCCGTCTGGACATGTTCGGGGACAAGGAATACATCGACACCGAGTTCGACGAGCAGACGAAGGCCCACGTCAACGAGCTGGTCGGCGAAATCGACAAGACGATGTCAGCATCCCGCCTGAGTGAAGACGTTGTCGTGCACCGCGTGGTGGAGAACGGGACAGAACTGTTCGGGTCTGTCTTCGCCACGGGCGGCGCCCTCGAATTCACCGGCGACAGGGAACACGACCTTGGGGTTGTCTCCACCTTGAGCGCGTGGAAGAAGTCGGGCTGGCGTCCTGACCTGACCGGGATGAAGTTCACCGACAACGGCTTCGTCTCCACGTCGGCGCATCCGGAATGGCCCACCAAGTGGGCTTCGCAGTGGCAGGGCGGATCGAGTGAGCCGGTGATGCTGCGAATCCTTGTGCCCAAGGGGACGGGCGCCATTCAGATGTCCGAGTCCGGTGAGGCCGAGTTGCTTCTGGAGCGTGGGCTGAGCTTCGAGGTGGCAGAAGATCACGGTGTCGGGCCGGGCGGGCTTCGCCACCTGGACCTGCGGGTGGTGGCGAAGGCATGAAGCGGATGACCGTGAAGGACCGTGTGACCACCGCATGGCCGGTCGAGATCACCTCGCCGCCGATCGCGCCGACACCGATACCGAAGGCAGGCCGCTCGGCGATCGCCGAGATCGTGGCGTCGGAGTTGGAAGCGATCCGCAAGTTTGACCCCCACCAGCCCCGTGACCCGGCGGGCAAATGGTCGCTCGTCAACGCCGTCGAAGACCTCCTCGACGGCGGCGGGAAAGCCGACAAGCTCAACCTCGACGGCCTAGGCCCGTTCGCACTCACCGGTGCACGGGTGCGCGCCAGCGACCGCTACCGCAGCCCCAACGGCTCGACGGCGATGATGGCGCTGACCGACACACACGGCAAGCGGGAACTACGGCTGGGCATCGTCTCGCCCGACGACGAACGCAAATGGTCCGGATCGAACCTCGGCTCGACCGTTGTCCTGGACGACCCCGGTATCACTCATCTGCGCTCAAGCCTCGCCAAGCTGCACGAAGACCACCAGGAAGAAGCCGACGCCATTGAAGCGCTGGTCGAGGACATCGACGCGTTCAACGGCTTCGAGCCTGGCGCGCAACTCTCGCCCCGCCAGCAAGCAATGGTCGACCAGTACTGGCAGATGGCCGACGGCGGTGTCATGAAGCAGGGAACCCTGGCCTCCGGCCAGTGGGGCGAGTTGCGGTATCTGATACGCGGCAACGATACGGACGGCGTGGACACCTTCGTCGCGGTGCGGCCGACATCGGCACCCGCGAATTGGACGTTGCAGGACTCGCTCACACGTGAGAACGCACTCGCATTCGACGACGCCGACGGCATCGGCAAGTTCCTCGACCGACTCGACGGCTTGACAGGACACGGCACCGCGGGCCGCTCGGCGACCCGTCGGTTTGATCCCGATCAGCCGCGCGGGCCGGACGGCAAATGGTCGCTGACCGGGGCGATACGCCACGCCCTCGCCGAGGCGGGCGATGTCGACGCGCTCAACCAGGCGGCCAGTGCCGAGGCGAAGAGAATCACCGGCCGGGACACCCACTTCGACTTCACCGGCTGTGACGTGCAGATAGGACGCGAGCACGCCGAGGGCGTCCTGCGCGGACTGGAGCGGTTCCCGAAGACAAAGCTGACGCGGGTGTCGACGTTCGGTCGCGGCGGGGCTGAGGACATAGGCCAGCACGGGGACGCATACGCGGTGACAACAGCCACCCACGGGCGGGAGCTCGGGTCTTCGGAAATCCACTTCAACGCGGGCTGGGCGTCGCAACCGGATACGTATCGTGCCTATCTGGCGGGGACCCACTCGCAGGGCTGGGGCGTGTCCGCCGATCCGCAGGGTGTGGCATTGCACGAGTTCGGTCACGCGGTGGACTTCTTCACCGAAGGACAAGCGTCCGGAGCAGCGGGCCTGCGAATGCGCAATAGCGGGGGTTCGAGCGCGGCAGCCTCTAGTGTGTCGCACTATGCTGCGACAAACGGCGGCGAGTTGACGGCCGAGGCGTTCGCCGACGTCATGCTCAACGGCGACGGCGCATCAGAGTTGTCGAAGGAACTGTTCGGGTTGATGCAAACGCACTACGACGAGATGGCCCGGCGCGCCCGAGGCAGGGCGGTGGTGCCGTCATGACCTATGGCCCGATACCCCAATGCGCCCTATGTGCGCGTTGGCGCTCCCCGCTCGACGTAGGTGGGGAAAAGCAGACGTGTGAGGTGTTTCCCAAGGGCATCCCAGACCAGATCTGGGGCAACCAAGCGGATCACCGCAAGCGGTTCCCCGGCGACGGGGGCCAGGGCTGGGTTTCGCGCAACGGCGCGGCCTTCCCCGAAAAGGCGATGAACACTCCAACCCAATAGCTTCCGACAAACCGACAAGGGCCGCCACTGTGCGGCCCTTTCGCATACCCCGAGAACGGGAGGGCTGATGAGCGCCGACACAGCAGACGAGGCATTCGCCGACGAGGTCCGCGCCGCGCTGCTCGCCGAACTCGGCCAACTGGACGAGGACGACATCAAAGCCATCGTCGCCGCCGCAGGCCACGAACGCGGCACAACAACAGCGCCGCCCGCGGTCCCCCGCTCCGCCGGCCACCTCGGCCTGTGCACCCGCGCCTTCGACTTCACCCTCGACGCCCCACGCGGCGACGGGCGAACCCTCGAAGGCTACGCCGCCGTCTTCAACCACCCCGCCCGCATCCGCGACCACCAAGGCGACTTCGACGAGGTCATCCTCCCCGGCGCCTTCGCCCGCTCACTCAAAACCCGCACCCCGGTCATGCAGTGGGACCACGGCAAAGACCCGCGCATCGGCACCGCACCCATCGGCGACATCCACGAAGTCGGCGAAGACAAACACGGCCTGCGCGTACGCGCCGAACTCTACGACCACCCCGACATCGAACGCGTCCGCCTGGCCATCAAAGGCGGCTCCGTCAAAGGCATGTCGTTCCGCTTCGGCATCCCCAAAGGCGGCGACAAGTGGCAGAACCGCTCCGGCGACGTCGACCTGCGCGAGATCCGCGAAGCCGAAACCTACGAACTCGGCCCCGTGGTCTTCCCCGCCTACGACACCACCTCCGTCAGCGTCCGCTCGCTGCTGTCCGCCATGGCACCCGAAGAAATCAACACCCTCGTCCACGAGCTGGCAGCCCACGTCGGGCTCGCCGTGGACCTCAACGACCTCACCGGGCGACCCAGCGCGCGGAGCGCGGGTGGCGGTGACACAGGCCGCGCCTCGCGGCCAGCAACCCACACATCCGCGCGATTCGCCAGCGACGGCGACTCGCTACGCCTGAGAGGCATCCTGTAATGAGCTCAATCGAAATCCTTGCCGAACTACGCGGCAAGGACGTCACCGCCATGCGCGACGACACGACCCCCGAAGAACTGCGGGGCAAAACCCCCGACGAACTGCAGGCCTTCCTCGAAGTCCTCGACGCCCACCTTCGCACCATCCACCAGGACGAAGACACCGGCGAACTTCGCGACAAGACCAGCGACGAGCAGCGCGCCTTCGCCTACGGGCTCAAACTGCGCGACAAAGCCGTCAAGATGATCGACGAGCACCGCGCCGTGCAGGAGGTGTTCCGCCGCCGGCCCAAGGCCGTGCAGGACGCCTACCTCAACATCGGCAAGGACAAAGACGACGCCTACGGCGACGTGCGGCGGATGAACAACGCGCAGGCCCGCGACAAGGCCCTGCGCACCCTGGACGACCGCAGCTCCTCGGCGCACCTGTCCGCCGACCAGAAGGACCACCTCGAGCGGCAGATCCGCCGCAACCCGGACGTGTCACGGCGCATCCTGGTCACCGAGACCGAGGACTACCGCAACGCGTGGATGAAGCTGGTCACCATGCCCGAGGGCGCGATGTACCTCGACGACGAGGAGCGCCAGGCGATGCGGGCCTACGCCGAATACCGTGCGGCGTCGACCACCAACGCGGCCGGCGGTTTCGCGGTGCCCGTCTTCATCGACCCGTCGATCATCATGACGGCGCAGGGATCAGGTAACCCGTTCCTGACCATCGCCAAGCAGGTCGACGTCAACACCACCGCCTGGAAGGGCGTCAGCTCCGCCGGTGTCACGTGGTCGTTCGACGCCGAGAACGCCGAGGTTTCCGACGACGCGGCCACCATCGCGCAGCCGTCGGTGTCGGTGTTCACCGCACGCGGGTTCATCCCCTACTCGATCGAGATCGGGGAGGACTGGCCCGGGTTCGCATCCGAGATGTCGACGCTGCTCGCCGAGGGCTACGACGAGTTGCTGGTCGACAAGTTCACCCGCGGGTCTGGCTCGGCCGAACCGCAGGGTGTACTCACGGCCATCTCGGCGGCGGCGGCCTGCCGCGTGTCCATCCAGACGGCCGGGACGGCGTTTGGTGCCAACGACCCCTACGCGGTGTGGAAGGCGGTGCCGCAGCGGTTCCGGCGCAAGGCGTCGTGGATGATGTCGGTCGACGTGAACAACAAGCTGCGCCAGCTCGGCACGGCCAACGTGTTCCACGCCTTCACCGAGTCGTTGCCCTCGGAGTGGGCGGACACGTTCTTCGGCAAGACGGCGTATGAGTCGCCTTACATGCCGGACACGACGACGACCACGTCGGGCAACACGGGGCTGGCTCTGGTCGGCGACTTCCAGAACTATGTCATCGCCCGCCGTACGGGCATGAGCGTCGAACTCATTCCGCACATCTTCTCCACTGGGAACAATTTGCCCATGGGGCAAAGGGGCTGGTTCGCTTATGCCCGAATTGGCGGCGGAGTCGTAAACACGAGTGCGTTCCGCCTTCTGGTCAACACGGCCTGATCTCACCAACTCAACCATCCAGCGAGCCCCGGAGCCGACGGCCCCGGGGCTCACGCATTCCCGGAGGTTTCCATGGCGCTGTCCAATGCCGACAATCCCCTAGCCGAACCGGCGCCCGCCGAGACGGCGACGAAGAAGAAGGCCAAGGCCGAGCCCGAACCGGCCAAGCTGCTCAAGGCGTCCACGTCGGGCAGCGCGGACGTGCACAACCTGCTGGCACACCGGGAGATCGCCGCGTCCAACGCCGACGCGGAGCATCTGGCCCGCGTCGACGCCGAGCTGGCCGCGCTGGGTTTCGAGGTCTGACATGGACATCGTCTACGCGCAGGGCTCCGATCAGGTGGTGCTCAAGAACGGCTCCACCGCCCACGTTCGGAAGGGCCAGCATTGGCCGGCGAGCGATCAGGTGGTGAAGATGCGCCCCGATCTGTTCACCACGGATCCGCGTTTCGGCCTGCTCTACACCGAGGCCCCGCCCGGCTATGACGGTGAGCTGAACGAGGCGTCGGTCGAGGATGCTTCGGCCGTCCCGGGTGAGAAGCGCAACGCGCGCCGTGGCTGATGATGA